AAAAGGTGGTGTTCCACCTAAAACACTTAATATTGCTCTTGCAGGTACAGGTGTTGGTAAATCTTTGTTTATGTGTCATTGTGCTTCTCATTTTTTAACACAAGGTCAGAATGTATTGTATATTACTTTAGAAATGGCTGAAGAAAGAATTGCTGAAAGAATAGATGCTAATTTATTAGATGTAACTATTGATGATTTACACACAATGCCTCAACAACTATATGAGGGTAAGATTGGTAAAATTAGAGATAAGACTTCTGGTAAATTAATTATAAAAGAATATCCAACAGCATCAGCTCACGCTGGCCATTTTAGAGCATTGTTTAATGAACTTGCATTAAAAAAATCATTTAGACCAGATGTAGTTTTTATTGATTATTTAAATATATGTACAAGTAGTCGTTTCAAAGGTGGTAATATTAATTCTTACACAATGATTAAATCTATTGCTGAAGAACTTAGAGGTCTTGCAGTAGAGTTTAATGTACCTATCTTTAGTGCAACACAAACTACAAGAACTGGTTTTGTAAGTACAGATATTGGCTTAGAAGATACCTCAGAAAGTTTTGGTTTGCCGGCAACTGCTGACTTTATGTTTGCTTTAATGTCTAATGATGAACTAGAAGCTCTAGGTCAAATGAAAGTTAAACAGTTAAAGAATAGATATAATGACCCTAGTATAAACAAGGCATTTATTATTGGTGTTGATCGTTCTAAAATGAAATTATATGATGTTTCAAATAATGCACAAAATATCGTAGATGCTAATCAAAGTGAAACTGTAAAGATAGATAAAACTTACGATAAGTTTTCGGATTTTAAAATATAATGAATAAAGATTTATTATCATATGCTAAAAAGTATGAAGGTTTTTTAGATAAAGATTTATGTCAAAGAACTATAGATCAAATTAAAAAACACGAAAATGAATTTATACAACATACTTTTTATGATAACAGTACAGAAATTTCTAAACCATTGTCTGGTGAACAAGAACTGGATATATCATACTTAGATGTACCAGAAAGTAAAGAGATTATGAATAAACTATGGCACGGTATAAAAAGATATATTGAAGAATTAAAAATGCCTTGGTTTGAGGGTTGGGAGGGTTATTCACAGCCACGTTTTAATAAGTATTCAGAAAATAAAAAAATGGCTTTGCACATAGACCACATACACTCACTATTTGATGGTGATAGAAGAGGTATTCCTATATTGAGTTGTTTGGGTGCTTTAAATGATGACTATAAAGGTGGTGAATTTATAATGTTTGGTGATACAGAAATAAAATTTAAAGCAGGAGATTTATTAATATTTCCTTCTATATTTTTATATCCCCATAGAGTTGATCCTGTAAAAGAAGGAACTAGATATTCATATATCAGTTGGGTATGGTAATGAAAAAAAAGAAAACATATATTCACGTCAACCAACACGTGATTAGGAGTAATAAAAAAAATAATGAAAATAAACCTGTTATCACAGTTAAACAAGGATCTAAAAATACTTATTGCCACGAGGTGGCCGTTAAAGGTGAAAGTAGGATTATGTATGGCGGTAATGATAAGCCTCTTTTACCTTGTGGTGCTCGTGTCGTAATAGAAACTGAAAGTGAAGTGGAGATAATTAAATAATATGCCGAGAAAACAAAAAGTCAAATTTCATAAAGGTGATAGAAGACCAAAGTCTAATAGTGAATATATTAAGTTAAAATATACAGTAGATATGGTAAAGAAAAGACGAAAAATACTATGGCAAGTTATAGAATCTCCAAGTGAAAAGGTAGTTTTTGAATCATTTTTTGAGGAAGATGCTCAATCTATTGCTAAGTTTCAAAACAAAAACCAAGTATGGAAATGGAACGGTGGCATACCATCTTTTTTATGTGTTAAATAAATAACACTTGCCAAAACCTATAAATAGTGTATAGGTAGAAAATATGGCATATACACTATTTCCAAAAACTCTAACAGAGATAAAAAAGTTACAGGCACCAAAAACAAAGATTGATGAAATACTTAATCTTTACGCCTATCTTACGTCTAAATTTAAATCAGTAGATAGTCCTATCAATATTGATCCTCAGAAAGTTACTACGGTAAATGTTTCACGTGATTTGGATGGTATGATTGATATTAATAAGATTAGGTTAGACGCTAAGTTAAGTAATATAAAAATTAAATTTGGTAATGGTTCAAAGGGTGGTCGTGGTGTAAAAAATAGGGGTAACTTATTTGAAAATACGTATGCAACAGCAATACAAGATTACCACGCAGGTGAACAAGTATCAGATACTACAATGATACCTTCAATTGAACATTTGTATAAAACTTATAATTTAAAAAAATATAAAAATTTATTTGTCAAACAAGAAGGTGCAGCTAATACAAAAAGACCGCTAACTTTTGTAGGACCAGATATTATAATTAAAGCAGCTGGTCAAACAGGTAATGATGTAGGTAAATTTGTTACAGATGTTACATTACAAGATAAAGAAAACGGAAAACCTGTTGCCTATTTAAGTTTAAAATTAGGTGGCACAACTACCTTTTTTAATGTGGGTACAAAAACAATTCTTACAACACCAGAAATAAAAGCAAATAAAATTACTAACGTAAATGGTAAAAGATTATTAGATTTATTTAATGTAGATCATTTTGAATTTTGCAGAATATTTAATGGTAAGATGAAACAAGGTTATAATGAAGATGTGTGGCCTAAAATGACTAGTGTAAAAAGAAACAGATTAGAAAAACTTATACAATCAGGTATAGGTTTTAATTACCACGTAATTCATAAAATGGGCGCTACTATAAAATCAACTAAAATAGACCAGAGATATATGGTAGAAGCTGCTAGACCACGTTCATTGAGAATATACTATGGCGGAAAAGGTGGAACTGGTAAAAGAATTGATATGGAAATATTAACACCGAAGTATGAATTGAAGTTAAATATACGAGATACACAAGGTGGAGACGGTTATCCTACTAGGTTAATGGGTGATTTTAAGTATCTTTAGGCTTGACTTTTAAACCTAGGTATGATATAATATAAATAGTAATAGTTTGATATATTGTATGGAAATAGTGATTATGTTAATGGATAAAATGAGGGAAAAATGTTTAGTTTTAAAGGATTTATTACAAAGGGTCAACAAAATACTCACTTAGAGCATTTAGAAGACGCAATCATAGATAAAGGTATTAAGGGCGGTAAAGATGCCGTTATGTTCCTAAAATCAGTTAAGAAGATGTTAACCGGTAATATCGGTGGCAAATTAAATGTAACTGTAAAATGGGACGGTGCGCCTGCTGTCTTTTGTGGTATCAATCCAGAAAATGGCAAATTCTTTGTCGGTACAAAATCAATCTTTAATAAAACTCCAAAAATAAATTATTCAACTGGTGATATTAGAATGAATCACTCAGGTGAACTTGCTAATAAATTAACAGTTTGTTTAAGAGAATTACCAAAATTAAATATTAGAGGTATCTTACAAGGAGATTTACTCTTTACAAAAGGTGATGTTAAGACAACTAATATAAATGGCGAAGACTTTTTTACATTTACACCAAATACAATTACATATGCAGTACAGAAAAATAGTGAAATGGGTAAGAAAATATCCAGAGCAAGATTAGGTATTGTATTTCACACATCATATTCAGGTAAAAAGATGGATGCCTTATCAGCTAGTTTTGGTGCATTATCTGGTGTACCTAAAATATCATCTATCTTTGTTACAGACGCAACATACAAAGACACTTCAGGTTCATCTACATTTAATAAAACTGAAATGTCGGAGTTTGATAACATTATTAGAATGGCTGAAGGCTCATTAAGTAAGGCAGCTCCTATTCTAAAAGAATTTGATACTTCCGATCCTCTATCTGTAGGATTTAGATTAAAAACATATTTTAATTTTCATATTAGAAATTCACAAGGCGATATGGCAAAAGTAAAAGATCATATGAAAATGTTTAGAGAATATTATAATAATATTTTACAACAAGAAATGGATGCTGTTAAAAGAGAAGAAACAAAACAGAAATACAAAACTATTAGAGATAAAGGTTTAACTTTTATAGATAGAAATACACAAGCATTATATTTTACAATTGCTTCACACGTTAGTTTACAAAGAGCAAAAAACTTTTTAATTAAAAAACTAAATCAAATTCAATCAATAGGTCATTTTATTAGAACACCAGACGGATTTAAAGTAACAAATCCTGAAGGATATGTTGCAGTTGATAGAGTTGCAGGTGCAGTAAAATTTGTTGATAGAATGGAATTTAGTAGAGCAAATTTTAACATAGCAAAAGATTGGGTTAAAGGATAATGGCAGTAGGATACTTAACAGAACAAAATATTAACATAGCAAGAGGTCTTATAAGAGGCACTACTGTTATTCATAAATTTGGTAGAAATCCA